AGGCAGCAGTAACGCTCACCGGGTAGCAGTTTTAGAAGAAGGGATGAAATATCAGCCTATTGGCATATCACCGGAGCAAGCTCAATTTCTTGAAACGAGAAAGTTTCAAATCAATGAGATAGCTCGAATTTTCCGGATACCCCCACATATGATCGGAGATCTTGAGAAATCGAGCTTCTCTAATATAGAGCAGCAGTCACTGGAGTTTGTAAAATACACCCTTGACCCTTGGGTAATCCGCTGGGAACAGGCTATCAGCCGCTCTCTTTTACGGACTGATGAAAAGAAGCTTCTATTTGCCAAATTCAATGTGGATGGGCTGCTTCGAGGCGACTATACTAGCCGAATGAACGGTTATGCAATAGGGATACAGAATGGCTTTATGTGCCCTAATGATGCAAGAGCATTAGAAGATATGGACTTGATACCTGATGAATTAGGTGGAAACAAATTCTTGTGCAATGGCAACATGGTGGATTTAGCTCGGGCTGGGGATTGGAGTAATAAGTATGGCGAGGGTTGATATGGTAGGCAAAGACCAATTTTTATAGATTGGAGGTAAAAGATGAATGAAGAAATTCTGGAACTGGGTACGTGATGAAGATACAGACTCACGAACTCTCTACCTAAACGGCGTGATAGCCGAGGAAAGCTGGTTTGAAGATGATGTGACCCCAGCTGCCTTTAAGGAAGAATTGTTAAGCGGCAAAGGAGATATCATTGTCTGGATCAACTCTCCCGGAGGCGATTGCATCGCAGCAGCACAGATTTACAATATGCTAATGGACTACAAGGGCAATGTCACAGTTAAGATTGACGGAATTGCCGCATCAGCAGCATCAGTGATTTCCATGGCGGGAACAAAAGTTCTAATGTCCCCCACATCCCTAATGATGCTTCACAATCCTTTCACTATCGCCATTGGAGACAGTGAAGAAATGCAAAAAGCAATCGGTATGCTAAATGAAGTAAAAGAAAGCATCATCAACGCCTATGAGATTAAAACCGGCCTGTCGAGGACAAGGCTCTCACACCTGATGGATGCGGAAACCTGGCTAAATGCTAATAAAGCTATTGAACTTGGCTTTGCCGATGCCATTATGTTTAAGCCCGGCGAAAGCCCGCCGCAAGACAGTTTTGTATTTAGTCGAAGAGCGGTAGCAAATTCCCTTCTCGACAAGCTGAAAAAACCAATGCCCCAACAGTCCACCGAGCCGCTATATGAGCGGCTTAATTTATTAAAATATTAGGAGGTACCAACATGAGTAAAATACTTGAATTACGTGAAAAACGGGCTAAAGCCTGGGAAGCAGCCAAAGCATTTCTTGATTCAAAACGAGGTAATGACGGTCTAATATCTGCTGAGGATGGCGCAGTTTATGACAAGATGGAAGCAGACATTGTTAATCTGGGTAAGGAAATAACCCGCCTTGAGCGACAGGAGGCTTTAGAGGCTGAACTTAATAAGCCTGTCAACATGCCCCTTACCGGAAAGCCAGTAAATCCAGATATGGATGAAAAAACCGGCAGAGCCAGCGATGAATACAAAAAAGCCTTCTGGAATGTAATGCGTTCAAAGAACCCCAGACAGGATGTGCTAAACGCTTTATCCATAGGCGAAGAATCAGAAGGCGGATACCTTGTGCCGAATGAGTTTGAAAGAACCCTTATTCAAACCCTGGAAGAAGAAAACATCTTCCGTAAGCTGGCTAAGATCATTCAAACTTCAAGTGGGGATCGTAAAATTCCCATTGTAGTCACCAAAGGAACCGCATCTTGGCTCGATGAAGGTGAAGATTATGACGAAGACGATGTAGTATTTGGTCAGGCTTCAATCGGAGCCTACAAGCTGGGTACTATGATTAAAGTTTCCGAAGAGCTCCTAAATGACAGTGTGTTTAACATTGAGGAATTTATCTCAACTGAGTTTGCCAGAAGAATCGGAGCCAAGGAAGAAGAAGCCTTTCTTGTAGGAGACGGTGAAGGAAAGCCTACAGGCATCTTTGCCGCAACCGGAGGTGCGCAAATAGGTGCTACTGCTGCCGCAAATAACGCTATTACTGCAGATGAGGTTATTGATTTAGTCTATTCGCTTAAGTCTCCCTACAGGAAAAATGCGGTATTCATCCTTAATGACGCCACCGTTAAAGTCTTAAGAAAACTAAAAGATGGTCAAGGGCAATATTTATGGCAGCCCTCATTAACTGCTGGGACTCCGGATACTCTTCTTAACCGGCCGGTTTATACCTCTGCTTATGCCCCTACTATTGCAGCTGGTGCCAGGACTATCGCTTTCGGTGATTTCAAGTATTACTGGATTGCCGACAGACAAGGAAGAAGCTTTAAACGCCTGAACGAGCTTTATGCAACTACAGGTCAGGTTGGTTTTCTCGGCAGCCAAAGGGTGGATGGGAAACTGATTCTTCCTGAAGCAATTAAAGTCTTGCAGCAGAAGGCTTAATGGGGGTGCTAATGATGAGCTATAACACTAAAAACTATACCGAGCAAGGCGGCGAGAAAACTGTCATTGGCGGGATTTTGGAAGTTATAGAGGGTGGCTCTTTGGAGATTAAAGAAGGAGCATTTTTAAAAGGATTCCCTATAGCTTCAAACCAGGCTAACAGCACCGCCGCCAAGGTCAATGATCTAAAGGATAACTTCAATGACTTGCTGGCCAAGCTTAAGGATGCTGGTTTCATGGAATTTGACACCTGGAACGTATCCGTTGCGAAAGCACCGATAGCTACCGAAGGGCAGCCGATAACCGCGAATCAAAGCCAGGTCAGTGATGTAACCATTGCCGATGGCATAATCACTGTTACCGTTGATGTAGAGGAGCTAGTGGAATTTGATAGCGCCAATCCCGCACAGGGCATCCATAAATGGATAGGGATTTTAATATCTACCGGACTTTCTGATATCACCAAAATCAAATACAACGGTTATCAGCTAACACAAGCTGATGTAACAGAGGCAGCCAGTGTAGGCGGCACAGACGGAGATATCATCATGTGGCTCAAATGCGATGAGATTATAGAAACGCCTAAGCTCTTTACGCTGTGGTCCTCCGGCTATGATGAAACCGAATTTATGGTGGAAATAGTGGCTCCAGAAGAATAAAGAAAGGATGGTGGCGGAGATGACACTATTTGAAAAAGTTAAAGCTAATCTGATCTTAGAGCATGATAAGGATGATGAACTTCTCAGTAGCTATATCGCCGCCGCTATATCCTATGCTGAAAGTTACCAGCATCTATCGGAAGGTTATTATTCCAATAACGAAATGCCCCTTACTACCGAGCAAGCAGTAATCATGCTTACCTCCCATTTTTATGAAAGTAGGGATGGTGGCACCGGGGGGTTCTTTGCCGACAGCGCATTAGCTGGACAACACGCACGGGATACGGTCAATTTGCTTTTGCGGCTTAACCGGGATTGGAAGGTGTAGCCTATGAGCATTGGAAAAATGAACACCTTCATTGACCTTATAACAACCGAAGTAACAAAAGACAGTGAAGGTTTTAGCACAGTTAAAGATACCATCATCGCCTCGGTTAGAGCATATAAGGAAGATCGGTATGCCAGCGAGAAATGGGCAAACATGGCTGCCTTTTCTGAAGCCAATGCTCTTTTCCGTTTTCGAAGGATACCAGATGTTGAAGTCTCTACTGCTATGGTTATTGTTTGTAGTGACGGACGCTATGAAGTTACAAGTGTGATGGACATAAAGAATCGTGGAATGTATATAGAGGTTTTAGCCAAAAAAGTAGTGGCATCAGAAATGAGGGGGTGACTTGGCATTATGGGACGCTGCTCAGTTAAAATGCCGGAAGATTTTCTCTTAAAGATTTCAAAACTGGGTGATAAGACAGATGAAATTATTCCTAAAGTTCTGGATGCAGGCGGTGTGGTCATGCTTCATAAGATTAAATCAAACTTAACCGCTGCCATTGGAAGCGGCACCAAATACCCGTCACGTTCCACCGGAGAACTAGAACTTGCTTTGGGACTCTCCCCGGCTCGACTTGATAATAAGGGCAACCATAATATTAAGATAGGGTTTTCCGAGCCGAGAAGTGATGGTGACAGCAATGCCAAGATTGCCAACATCATTGAGTATGGAAAAAGCGGTCAACCACCAAAACCTTTTTTAAAGCCAGCCAGATCTTCCGGCAGAAAATTCTGCATTGAAGTGATGAAGGCAAAGCTGGACCAGGAGTTGAAAGGAATATGAGCATATTATCTGAATTAAATACTCTCTTAGGAACGTTGGATATACCTATTGAAACCGGAATATTCAGCGAAGCTCCCCCAGATGAATATCTGGTAATCACTCCGATGTCAGATATCCTTGACCTTTACGCTGATAATAGGCCGTTAACACAACTAGAGGAAGTAAGACTTTCTCTTTTCACAAAAAGCAACTATATAAATAGGCGAAACCAGCTGACAAGATTACTCCTTGAGGCTGGTTTTTCCATTACCGATTGCAGATACATCGGGTTTGAAGAAGATACAAAATACCATCATTATTGCGTAGATGTAATGATGGTATACGAAATGGAGGTATAAAACCATGGCAACCATAGGATTAGATCGGCTATATTACGCCAAAATCACTGAAGATACAAATGGTGATGAAACTTATGGCACCCCCCAAATACTGGCCAAGGCCATGACCGCCGAGCTAAGTGTAGAGCTTATTGAAGCGATACTTTATGCCAATGACGCAGCATCAGAAATAGTCAAAGAGTTTAAAAGTGGATCTTTAAGCCTTGGCGTAGATGATATAGGGCCTACAGTGGCTCAAGATCTAACCGGCTGTAAGATTGACAGTAACAATGTAGTAGTTTCCAGAAGTGAGGACGGTGGCAGCCCGGTAGCTATTGGGTTTCGGGCTAAGAAATCCAACGGAAGATATCGCTACTTTTGGCTTTACCGGGTTATCTTCAGTATTCCCGCAACTAGTCTGGCCACCAAGGGGGATTCCATCACCTTTAGTAGTCCCACCATAGAAGGCACTGTCTTTAGAAGAAACAAGCTTGATGGGGAAAATAAACACCCGTGGAAAGCAGAAGTGACAGAAGGAGATGATGGAGTTGCAGCTTCCATCATTACCAATTGGTTCACATCTGTTTATGAACCCGACTTCACTGAGGTAACACCCACCATTACCATTGCGACTCAACCAGCAGCCACAACGGAAGTGACCGCAGGTAGCATTACCGAGAGCCTCTCGGTGGTAGCCAGCAGCAATACCAGTAACCCAGTTACTTACCAATGGTACGAGAATGAGGTGGACAGTGCCACCGGCGGCACGATTATCAATGGAGAAACTGCGGCCAGCTTTGACATTCCTACTGATTTGGTAGCCGGTACCTATTATTACTATTGTGTTTTAAGCCTAAGCGGTGCTGATAGCGTAACCACTACTGTAGCTAGCGTAGTGGTTTCAGAATAAGGATGGGAGGATAACTTATGACTAATGAATTAAAACCAGTGGAAGTAGATGAAGCTTCTGAAGAAAGAAGTACAGCGATAACCATTGGCGATAGAGAGTACCGGCTGATTCTCACCACGAAAGCAACCAAAGCCATCGCCAAGCGCTATGGGGGGCTAGAGAAGCTTGGCGAAAAACTCATGAAAACAGAAAACTTTGAAATGGCCTTGGAGGAAGTGGTGTGGCTCATCACTTTGCTGGCCAATCAGTCCATCCTAATCCACAATCTTAGAAACAAAGAGAATAAGCAGGAACTCTTAACCGAAGAAGAGATGGAGCTTTTGACCTCACCTTTGGATCTGGCCCAGTACAAAAATGCTATTATGGCCAGCATGCTGAAGGGGACCAAAAGAAATGTGGAGAGTGAAGAATCAAAAAACGAGGCGGTCGGGTAAGTGAGGAAGAACTCTTTACCCGAATTATTTATTTTGGAACGGTGCAATTGAATCGCCGGGAAGAAGAAGTCTGGCTTATGCCTATTGGCTACTTGATGGATTTGTGGGAATGTCATAAGCAGTTTATTGGTATCTCAAAAATGAGAAAGCAATATTTTATTGATGACGTGATTCCCACTGGAATATAAAATGGTATATTTATTGGCTAACAATGTTATAATCAAATATACTTTATTACTAGATAAATGCGAACAAAGATTATTTATACTGAGATTCTACGTCAGTACTTTATAAACCACCCTCAAAGCATTGATAAATATACGTTCCTTCAAAATTCAGCTTTCACCCATTGGGTGAAAGAAAAATGCTCAAAAATGTGTTGAATTATCAGCTTTTATGAGTCGATATATGGTACAATAATAGTAACAAAAGCAGAAAAAGGGGTTTAAAATATGATTAATAAAATTGATTTCACAGCTAAGAATCTAACATCAAATGCAGGTCTTTTTCTTCTCCTTGAGAACGCAAAAAGTAATGAGATTTTTGATCTAGTTGAAAATGACCTCGTATTTGATAATGACTCCACAAATAAAATCAAGATGAATCATATAAAGACGATGATCTGTGGTCACTTTATTGGTATAGACAAGCTAGAACGTCTAAAGCTCCTTCAAAATGATCCACTCGTTAATGAATTTGATATTTCCGTAAAAGAACCTGAAACAGTGTCACGGTTTTTAGGAAACTTCACCTTTAAGACAACACAAATGTTTAGAGACATTAATTTTAAAGTCTTTAAAAAACTGCTCACTAAAAGTAAATTGACATCCATTACGATTGATATTGATAGTAGTGTAATCAACGTAGAAGGTCATCAAGAAGGTGCATCAAAAGGATATAATCCCAAGAAACTAGGAACCCGATGCTACAATATCCAGTTTGCATTTTGCGACGAATTAAAAGCCTACGTCACCGGATTTGTAAGAAGTGGCAATACTTACACAGCTAACGGTGCATCTGAAATGATCAAAGAAATAGTAGCCAACATCAAAACAGATGATTTAGAGATTTTATTTCGAATGGATAGTGGCTACTTTGATGAAAAAATTATTGAAACGATAGAATCTCTTGGTTGCAAATATTTAATTAAAGCCAAAAGTTATTCTACGCTTGCATCTCAAGCAACGAATTCATCGGTTGTATTCGTTAAAGGTGAAGAAGGCAGAGAAACTACAGAACTGTTTACAAAATTAGATAACTGGGAGAAAGACAGAAGGTTTGTTGTGTCTCGCGTACTGAAACCAGAAAAAGAAAGAGCACAAATATCACTTTTAGAAGGCTCTGAGTACGAATACTTTTTCTTTGTGACAAACACTACATTGCTTTCTGAAAAAGTAGTTATATCCTATGAAAAACGTGGCAATGCTGAGAACTATATTAAAGAAGCCAAATACGACATGGCGGTGGGTCATCTTTTACTTAAATCATTTTGGGCAAATGAAGCGGTGTTTCAAATGATGATGCTTTCATATAACCTGTTTTTGTTGTTCAAGATTGATTCCTTAGAGCCTTCAGAATACAGACAGCAAATAAAGACCTTTCGTTTGAAGTATGTATTTCTTGCAGCCAAAATCATTAAAACCGCAAGAACTGTAATTATGAATTTGTCAGAAAACTATCCGTACAAGGAAGTGTATGAAAAATGTCTGGTATAATAAAGATATCATCTTGAAAATCGAGTGTTGCTCTGTGGATAACTTGCAGGGTTTAATAAGTATCTTTACTCCAAAGTTGCAATCAATAATTTATTGAAAAAGATTGAAAGGTGGTGGTAAATAATGTTACAATGTGGGAGTATCAGTTTAAATTCTTCTTGAAATAGTGTTCTTTTAAGCTAATAAAAAATGCACGTGGAATTTAGGTATTATTAAAATATACGCAAAAGCAGTTTTTGAAAGGCCGGTTTATGCTATGCAGGAATGCCGTCAAGTTGTTTTCGAAAAATTAAAAAAAGCAGGGATCGAATATGAGCTGATCGAGCACCCCGCGATGCATACGATCGAGGAAATGGAAGCTTTGGAACTCAATAACAAGAAGGAAATCAATAAAAATCTGTTTCTGCGCGATGATAAAAAGAAACGCTATCTGCTGTTGATGCTTTCTCAGGACAAGAAAGTCGATCTTAAAGAGCTCAGCGCAAAAATAAACAGCCGTCCTCTTGGGTTTGCCTCGGAAGCTGACTTGCAGACATACCTCGGATTAAGCAAGGGAGCCGTCACCCCGTTCGGGGTATTGAATGACGAACGGCGGAGCGTCGAGGTGCTGATCGATAAGTCCCTGCTGCGAAACCAACGGGTCGGCGTGCATCCGAATGATAACACCGCGACAGTGTTCCTTAAGCTGAAAGATCTGGAACGTGTAATCACGGAGCACGGAAACAGATTCGAATATATTGAAATTGGAGCCTGTTATGGAACTCATGATTAAGTTTATAACCGTTACCGGTCTTGGAATTCTGGAACTGTGGGCGGCGATTCCGGCAGGGACCGCCTTAAAACTTCCGCCGCTTCTCAACGGCCTGGCGTCCGCACTGGGGGCTATGATCGGCGCGCTGCTGGTGATTGCTGTCGGCGATCGCCTTCGCAGCTGGCTGCTTGCGAGGAAAGAAAAAAAGCAGAAAGAAAAAGGGCGGATCTACAGAATCTGGGACAAATATGGTGTCGTTGGGCTGGGACTGCTGTCTCCGCTTTTAACGGGCGCATCGCTCGGGGCTGCGATCGGCATTTCGTTGGGTGCCTCTCCGAAACGGTTGTTCCTTTGGATGAGTGTCGGCATTCTGGTTTGGACGATTTTACTGACCGCAATCAGCACGTTGGGATTTTCATTCATAAGATAAAAAAAGGCCGCAGGTTCGGGTTTCCGGGGGAAACGGGTACTGCGGCCTTTTGTATTTAATGACATGCTTCCTGCATTTTTTGATCTGTTTTTTTAGAGTTCGTGAATAAACAGCCCGCTGCCGAGTTTCGGTATAATTAAATCTTTGTAGGAGGTACGTGTCTATGTCTGACTGTTGTTGCGGTTGTGCATCAACCGAGAAAGAAGAAGTTGTAATTGGTGAATACGTCTGCTATTGCAATCATGTAACGGAGCAGGACATCATCAATGCTATCCAAGATGGCGCTAGAAGCGTCCAGGAAGTGATCGACAAGACTGGCGCTATGAAGAATAGCAACTGTGCAGTAAATAATCCTAAGGGGACTTGCTGCTATCCAGATATTGTTTATGTATTTGATAAGAACAAATAGGGGTTTAGCCTCTTAAACGGAAAAAATGAACCAAGCATAACCTGTTTGGTTCATTTTTATGAAATATCAACTATTAAGTGTGACACAGCCAATAATTTTTATGTAAAAATTCCTGAAACAAAGAAACCGCGTTATATATTCTTTGGCAATGGCAGAGGATAATTTATGATAAAAAAATCTCTTAAAAGTGCAATTGGCGTGAGCATCGGTGTAACGATTGGAGGATGCGTTCTTCCAAGAATATTCTTCAGTAATTTACACAACGACACATGGCCACCTATCTGGCAACAGGCCGTTCTTTATTTCGTTATCGGCTATGTTGCATCGTTCCTTGTATATCTGGTAATTAATTGGATAAAGTCTAAGAAATGATTTTCAAAAGTCAGATTGAGATTATGAGCATCATCTTAGTAGAACGATATGCTATATAATTTATATTCCGCGGTTTAAAAATATTATCTTTACCAAGACACTCTAAACCAGGGTGTCTTTTTTTATGCCTGTAAGTAAGGTGGTGAAACACTATGGCAGATAACTCCTCCTTTGGCCTTAAAATCGGCATTGAGGGCGAAAAAGAATTTAAAAACGCCTTAAAGGAAATTAACCAAAGCTTCAAGGTGTTAGGTTCAGAAATGAATCTGGTTACATCCCAGTTTGATAAACAGGATAAATCCATTCAGGCAATAACAGCCAGGAACAATGTTCTTAATAAAGAGATTGATGCGCAAAAAAATAAAATCAGCACCTTAGAAGCTGCCCTTAAAAACGCCTCTGACTCCTTTGGTGAAACGGATCGCAGAACGCAGAATTGGGCTACCCAGCTTAATAATGCCAAAGCAGAACTTAACAATATGGAACGAGAGTTGGAGGAGTCCGCCGCCGATGCGGACAAACTTGGCGATGAGTTGGAGGAAACAGGTAAATCTGCAGATGCGGCTGGCGGTAGGTTCGAGAAGCTAGGCGGTATCTTAAAAGGTGTCGGAGCGGCGATGGGTACAGTGGCCGTTGCAGCCGGTGCCGCTGCGATAAAAATCGGCAAAGAGGTTGTGCAACAGTTCGGTGAGCTGGAGCAGAATCTTGGCGGTTCGGAAGCCGTGTTCGGCAAATATGCTGCGTCAATCCAAAAGACGGGCGAGGAAGCCTACAAGAACCTCGGCGTGTCACAGAGTGAGTATCTGGCTACCGCCAACAAGATGGGGGCCTTATTTCAAGGCTCCGGCATTGAACAGCAAAAAAGCCTTGAATTGACAGAAAAGGCAATGCAGCGGGCGGCAGATATGGCATCTGTGATGGGCATTGATATGCAGATGGCTTTGGATTCTGTTGCGGGAGCAGCCAAGGGCAACTTCACGATGATGGATAACCTTGGCGTTGCGATGAATGCTACCAACATTGAAGCCTACGCCCTCGCCAAGGGCTTAGATTTCACCTGGGCATCTGCTTCAAATGCCGAAAAAGCTGAAGTTGCGATGCAGATGTTCTTTGAAAATACAGAGCAGTATGCGGGCAACTTTGCCAAGGAATCCACCCAGACCATAACCGGCTCGATTGGGTTGATGCAAGCGGCTCTTGGCTCTTTCACAGCTGGATTAGGCAATGCTAATGCTGACATGACAAACCTGACACAGAATCTTGTGGACGCTTTTCAGGCGGTGGTTAAAAACATTGTGCCTGTCTTAGAGAATATCGTAACTGCACTGCCGATAGCAATGGATGCGATTCTGTCGGCGGTCGGCGATCTGCTTCCTACACTGCTTAATACTGTCACGAATTTGTTTAGCCAGGTACTGGAAACAATCCTGAACCTATTTCCGGAACTTATTCCGGCCACCGTTGATGCGATTATGACGATTGTCGGTGCACTAATCGATAACCTCCCGCTAATAATCGATGCGGCGGTGCAATTAGTGACCGCTCTTGTGGAAGGCTTAGGCCTTGCTTTGCCGGAATTGATTCCTGCGGCGATGAGTGCGGTTATAACAATCGTAAAAGGGCTGCTTGACAACATGGAACAAATCATCGAAGCAGCCTTTGCCATTATAAAGGGACTGGCAGAAGGACTTTTGAATGCTCTGCCCCAGCTTATTGAGGCGTTACCTTTAATCATTACTAGCATCATTAATTTTATTACAGGAAATCTGCCCACAATTATTGGATTAGGCGTTGAACTTACAATTATGCTTGCGGCTGGATTGATTCAGGCCCTACCTCAATTAGTCGCAAGCCTGCCGCAGATTGTGTTCGCCATTATAACTGGCGTAGGAAAAGCTGCTGTCTCCATAGTGGAAATTGGTAGAAATATCATGACCGGTCTTTGGAGTGGAATTGCATCTATGCTGGGCTGGCTGCAAAGCAGAGTAAACAACATGGTAAACGGTATTGTCCGCAGTATGAAAGGAGTACTGGGAATACGCTCA